AATCTCTTTCTATAATTTTATTAGTTCCAAAAATGTCTCCATTTTTTAAATTCATTTTATTTTCCTACCCCATGGTTAGAATTATATCCAAAATTATAAGAATCATATAATCCAATATAATATTTTTCTTTCTCATTTAATTGATTTTGCGGGCACTCCTCTAAAAGCTCCCAAGAGAAAGACCATAGACCATATTCTTGCATCGCTTGATACAACTCATTATTTGCGGGAGTATCTATTCCCAATCCGCATTTAGCGTGCTCATTAAAGCGTTCTGCCACATTTCGAGCCTGTCCTACATAGCATTCTCCAGTATCTATGTTTGTGATCTTATAGATACCGGTTATAGGCTTAGTACCTAGCACATTTGCGGATAATGCTTTTAATGGTTTTTGGAACCATGTCTGCCATATCAACATACTTAACACGCGGGGCTTACTTAAAGTCTTCTTGACCTGTTCTAACCGCTGAATATCTAGTTTATCTATATCTGATATTTGTAAACAATAAAAAGAGAGATTATCTTGAATCTCTTTTTCTCTTACTCTTGCTTCTATACTTGCGGCAAGTGTATCTTTTAATTTTTGAAGCTCGCTATTAGTCTGCTCAAATTCTACATCAAGTTTTTTTATTTTATCATGATATGCGGTTTCCGCCTTAGAATACTCTAGTTCCAAAGTATTGAAATATTGTTCGCTGGCATATTCCGCATTTTGCTTACAAATATTTGCTTGTTCATTAATACGATTTTTTTCATCTTCGTATATTTTATCTAATTTCTCTTTTTCTTTTGTTATATCTTCTAATAGCTTAGTCTGCTTACGGGAAAGTTCATAAATCTCTTCTTGGATTTTTTCTTTTTCTAATTGAACTTTTCTTTTTTCTTGCTCCTGTTGCGCAATTTCATCGTCCTTTTGAACTTTTATATTGCGGGCTTCCGCCAAAGAATTTTTACCAACTATTAGAAGAATAATACCTATAATAAAAAGTAATATACTTATATAAATCATTTTAATATCCCCATATGAGAAAATTGGATTAAGTAAAAACTTAATCCAATTTAACTTTTATTATATTTTTATGACTACTCAGCCGCTTCCTCAGTTGCCTCTGGGTCAAACTCCAAGCCTTTCTCGGTCAGGCGAATAAGTTTGATAGCCTTATGTGATCCGTCCTCAAGCTCAATCTCTGCCGGAATACGCTCCATAAGCTCCTTGCGCTGGAAAGCTGATGTAACAATGCCATTTACACTCTTTACCGGAATGCCTGTACCTTCTTCAATATCTGCGGCGGTAATATTCTCTCCTGCCTCTGTAGCTGCCTTTACAAAATAAAATACCTTCTTAGAATTTTCCTTTAATGCTGCCATTTCTTTTTTCTCCTTTTAATTAAATATAATTTATTTTTTATTAGTTCAGATGATTTTTTATTCATCTATTATGTATAAATATTATACTAAAAATTTTTTATTTTGTCAATAAATTTTGTTTTAGTATAAAATGATCGATTTCAATAACTTCCTCCAAAGGAAGTGAGAGCATTATTTCTTCAATTTTCTTCGTATTCTCTTGAACATTCTTGCCCAGTTGAATCTCTTTTTCTAGCTCTACAATTTTATAAGCGATGTTTTTTTCTTTATTTTTCATATCTATATTATATCATAAAATTTTTTAAAAATCAATCAATAGTTTCATTAACTCTTCTTCGGTGATGATAGGGATATTTAAGTCTTTAGCTTTCTTAGATTTACCTGTGTTGCTATTCTTATCATTACAAACTAAATAGTTTGTTTTAGAAGATACACTGCCTGTTACTTTACCACTTGCGGAAAATATATCTGCGGTAATGGCATCCCTTGAGCGAGATAACTTTCCAGTTATAACAAAAGTTAGTCCCTGTGCGGAAGTCGCTTTGTTCTCCTTAGAAGTGGTCTTATTCTCAAATATCAGCATCTCCGCAATTTTATCAGCTTCTGAATAGTCAAAACTATTTAAAGCTCGCTCCATTTCTGAACCAAAGCCAGGTAAGACGCTCCACTCACCTCCAACCGCCGCCTTAAATTCTTCCCATGTTGGGAACTCTTCAACAATGCTTTTAGCTACAGTCAAACCAATGAGAGGTATACCAAGAGCAGAAATGAAATTCTCTAATTTACAATGTTTACTTTCTTCTATTGCATTAAGAATTTTATCTACTGATTTCTCACCAAAGCCCGCAAGTTTAATCCATTCTGTACGATGCTCTTTAAGAGAATAAATATCAATAATATTATCAAGCCAACCTAAATCAATTAGTTTATCTATTGTAGCTCGACTTAATCCTCTAATATCAAGCCCCTTTTTTCGGTCGCAATAGTGATCTATCTGTTGGGATAATTTACCTGGACAAGATGGATTATCACAATAAAGATTCCTAATGCCGGCATCGCTAGTTTTAATAACTACATTTCCGCCGCATATAGGACATATTTTTGGCATAGGAATTAATGTTATTATACCCGTTTTTGTATTATCATATTTTTCAGCTTCCTCTACGTAAGGAATTACTTGATTTCTTTTGCTTATCCATAATTTTTGTCCTTGATAAGGCTCATTTAATTTTTCTTTTAATACACTTAAATTATTAAGGGTTGCTCTGGATATTTCAGCACCATCAATTTCAATAGACTCAAACCTAGCTACAGGAGTTAACACTCCCTTTCTAGATACATCATAATCTATATCTATTAATCTAGTTTCATAAGTTTCATCATAGAATTTAAAAGCAAACGCAGCATTTGAATGATGCGCGGTTAATCCAAGTGATTCTCCAAAAGCTATATCATCAAATCTTCCCACTAATCCATCTATTGGATAACCTAATCTTTTAGCTGTATCTTGCAAAAATTCTTTAGCATCCCAATCAAAAGAACTAGTCCATGGAACGATAGTAAAACCTAGCTGCTCTGCATTTTTTAATCTATCCATAAATGAATTACTATTAAAACCTTTTGCAATATTCCATACTACGAATGTAAGATGGCGGTTTGCACATTCTTTTGAATCTAATAATCTAATACTTCCAGCAGCAAAATTGCGTGGATTTTTATACTCATCTTTCCACTGTTCAAAATCTTGATATGTACAAATAATTTCTCCATCTAATATTAATTCATCTTTATAATCTATTCTTTTTGGAATTGATTTTATTATTTTTGCATTATGCAAAACATCTTCACCGATTTCTCCATTACCGCGGGTTTCCGCACTTACTAAAAATCCATCAACATATCTTAATGAACAAGTTAAACCATCAAGTTTCAGCATACCTATAACATCTTTTGATGCATCTTTAGAGTTAAAATAATTAAGAAAAGTATCCCAATTTTTAGTTTTATCAAGAGATAACATAGCATGATTATGTTTAACTTTAGTAAGTTTATTAACTACTTCATAATTAATACATTGAGTAGGGGAATCTTCATATATATATCCAATTTCATTTTCTAAATGTTGAAGTTGAAAATATAAATTATCATATTCTGCATCTGAAACAAGCGGATGTCCTTCATCATATGCTTTTGTCCATTTATTTAATGTATCTATATAATCTCTTATGGTTTTTATTGTTTCTATATTATAATCTATATAATTATCCATATTTATTTTCCTCTTTTATCCCTTATATTATATAATTATTATATCAAAAATTTTTATAAAAAGCAAATAAGAGAGAATTTAATCTCTCTTATAAATTTTATAATTTAACTATTGAATTAACCTTTCCTTTAATCATTATATTACCAGTGCTTATCCTGCTCAAAAGTGGAACATCCTTTGCGGAAATGCATATAGAGTTAGGGCTGCCTGCCAATAGAATATTATCATTATCATCTATCATTGCGGCGCCCGCTATATCTCCAGTGATCTGGGTAGGGTGATATACAACTACTCCTTTACCGCCTCTTCCTTGATATGGAAACTCATCAAGGGAACATTTCTTTGCAAAGCCTCTAGTTGTGAAAATTGCTAAAGTATCTGTAGATTTATGAATAGGTAAACCTGCTACCACTTCATCGTCATCTGAGAGTTTGATTGTCTTAACGCCAGCCGTGTTTCGCCCTATAGCAGCGATTTCCGCAGTTCCAAAATGAATAGACATACCCTTCCGCGTAACTACAATAACATCTTCATCATTTAAGAAAGTTACATTTGCTAATGAATCATCATCTTTAAGTTTGATAGCTGCGATACCTGTTCCTCTTTTGATTTTCATATACTCCTCTAATTTGGTCTTTTTAACTAAACCTTTCTTAGTGAAAAATACTACGTATTCAGCATTGCTTTTGCGATGAAGAGAAGTCATAGCTATTACCTTTTCATCACTCTCCATATTGATAATTGTATTTACTTTAATTCCTTTTGAAGCGTTAGTTCCAACAGGCACATTATCAACTATTAATTTAAACATTTTACCTTTTGAAGTAAATAGCATTAAATTATCAATAGTGTTAGTTGAAATTGTACTTAATACTGCGTCATCTTCACTCTTGACACCCTTACCATTCTTGCGTTGAACTCTAAAAGATTTAGATGGAATCCGCTTAATATCTCCAGACTGAGAAAGAATAACAACCACATCTTCTGGAATCACTTCTGCAATTTCTTTCTCTTCTTTTGGAACTTCAATTTGTTCTAGTTTCGTTCTGCGCGCATCTCCATATTTATTTCGCATTAATGTAATTTTATCAATTAATACGGAGTTTCTGTATTCCTTTTCTGTAATAATTTTATCACATTCTGCAATAATTCTCTTTTTTTCTTCTAGTTCTTTTAATAAATCATCTTTATCTAATTTAGTTAATTTAGCTAATTTCATGTCAAGAATAGCTTTAGCTTGAATAGAAGTAATTTTAAAATGATTAATTAATTTTTGTTCAGCCTCATTCTTATCATTAGAATTTTTAATAAGTTCAATAGCAGTATCAATATCTTCTATTGCAACTAATAGTCCTTCTAAAACATGCTTGCGAGCTTCTGCTTTTTCCTTATCAAATTCAGTTGCTTTTAAAAGAACATCAGTCTGATGTATAATATACTCTTTAATTAAATCAATCATTGAGCATAATTTTGGAGTGCCATTTACAATATAATTCATATTATATGACACAGTGGTCTGCAAATCAGTTAGAGCAAAAATTTTTAATAAGGCTTTTTCTGGGCTGATACCTTTTTTCACATGAAAGATTAATTTATTCTTACCCAAGTTTGATTCATCATTAAAGTCATCTATAAATTTTTCCAATTCATCTGCGTTTTTTTCAATCTGTTCTTTGATTTTATTTCTATATGTTCTATATGGAATAGTAGTAAAGATAATTTTATCATCTTTTATTTCATAGTCTCCACGTACTTTTAAGGAAACTGATGATTTACCTGTTGCAAAAGCGGTACGTATATCTTTTTTATTAATAACGGTACCAGCTAAAGGAAAGTCTGGACCTGGCATTACCTCTAAAAGTTCATCAATAGTTAAACCATCATTTTGAATATATTTAATAATTGCATTACACACCTCAGTAAGATTATTAGGTTGGCTATTATGTGCCATTGAGATACCTATTGCTTGTCTTCCATTGCA